AATGATTAAAGAGTATAGTCAAAAATGGGATGGTGTACCTTCTTTTGAAACTTTAGAACAAATAACAAAATCAGAGTTCCAGCAAGAAAATGTTGCCAAAGTTGTTATTGACACAATTAGAAAAATAAAAGAAGCCCCAATATCTGGTGGAGAGTTTGTTCAAGAAAAAGCATTAAAGTTTTGCAAACAACAAGAACTACAAAAAGCGATTACTAAAGCACAAAAAGTAATTGATGGTGGTGAGTTTGAGAGTTATGATACTCTTGAAGAAATGATACGTGAAGCCCTTCAAGTCGGAATTGTTGAAAGCGGAATATTGAATGTATTTTCCAATTTGGATGATGTATTAAATGAAGACTATAGACATCCAATTCCAATGGGAATACCAGGAATTGATAGACTTCTAAAAGGTGGTTTGGCAAAAGGTGAAATTGGGGTTATATTAGCCCCAACTGGTGTAGGTAAATCAACTATCTTAACCAAGATTGCCAACCATGCTTTTAATTTGGGATATAATGTGCTTCAAATATTTTTTGAGGATAATCCCAAGGTTATTCAAAGAAAACATTTTACATTGTGGACAAAAATACATCCTGATGATATGTCTAATAAAAAGGATGAAGTAATATCCAAGGTAAGAGAAATTGAAAATAAAATGACAAATCAACTTGTCTTGGAGAAGCTTCCTTCTGATACTATGACAATGACTCAAATCAAAAATCTAATTAGAAAAAAGATTGCTGATGGTATCAAAGTGGATATGGTTTTATTGGATTATATTGATTGTGTTGTCCCTGAGAAAAACTTGGGTGATGAGTGGAAATCAGAGGGTTCAGTAATGAGAGGATTTGAAGCAATGTGTCACGAACTTAACTTGGTTGGATGGACTGCAACACAAGGTAATAGAAGTTCAATATCATCTGAGGTTGTAACAACAGACCAAATGGGTGGGTCAATTAAGAAAGCACAAGTTGGTCACGTTATCATATCAATCGCTAAATCACTTCAACAAAAAGAAATGAAGTTGGCTACAATGGCTATTACTAAATCAAGGATTGGGGATGATGGTATCATCTTTGAAAATTGTAAGTTTGATAATAGTATGTTGGAAATTGATACGGAATCTTCAGTAACATTCTTGGGTCACGAAGAACAAAAAGAAGAAAACAATAGACAAAGAATTAAAGATTTATTAGAAAAAAGAAAACAAAGAGAACAAAATAACTAATGACAGAAAAAATATTAACAGAGAATCCAAATCGTTTTGTGATTTTCCCCATTCAATACAATGATATATGGGAATTCTACAAACAACATCAAGCAGCATTTTGGACAGCTGAAGAGGTTGACTTGACTGGTGACATCAGAGAGTGGCAGAACTTGTCAGAGAACGAACAATATTTCATCAAGAACATATTGTCATTCTTTGCCGCATCTGATGGAATTGTAAATGAGAACTTGGCTGAGAACTTTTATAGGGAAGTACAATACCCTGAAGCAAAATTCTTTTACGGATTTCAATTAATGATGGAAAATATCCATTCTTTAATGTATTCTTTATTGATTGATACTTACATATCAAATCCAAAGGAAAAAGACGAATGTTTCAATGCTATTGATAGATTACCCGCAGTTCAAAAGAAAGCCAAATGGGCGTTGGATTGGATTGAAAAAGCATCTTTTCAAGAAAGATTGGTTGCTTTTGCGGCTGTAGAAGGTATATTTTTCTCAGGTTCTTTTTGTTCAATTTTGTGGTTGAAATCAAGAGGTGTGATGCAAGGACTTTGTAATGCTAATTCATTGATTTTTAAAGATGAAAACTTACATTGTGATTTCGCAATTCACTTATTGAATAATCACGTTGAAAATAAACCAAGTGAAAAAAGAATTAAAGAAATTCTATTGTCAGCTTTGGAAATTGAAAAGGAATTTATTACAGAATCTTTACCAGTTTCTCTAATCGGAATGAACTCAAATCTAATGAAGCAATATTTAGAGTTTGTAGTCGATGGTTTACTAATAAAGATGGGATGTAGTAAACATTTCAATGTCGAACAACCATTCAAGTTTATGGAACAAATTGCGGTTGAAACAAAGGGTAATTTCTTTGAATCAAGAACAATGGAATACCAAAAAGCTAAATTGAACGAAACGATTTCATTTACAGACGATTTTTAAATTTATAACTATGTCATTAAGAATTAAAAAAAGAAATGGGGAAGTGGTATCATTTAACCCCACAAAAATACAAACAAGAATTAAACGAGCAAGTAAAAACCTAAACGTTAATTCTGACCAAATATTCATTAAAGTTATCACCTCAGTACCAACTGAAGGTATTATTTCAACCAAACAACTTGATAAGTTGATTTATGAAATTGCGGCATCATATACTGGAAGTCATCACGATTATTCAAGATTGGCTTCCTCTGTTGCTATATCATCATATCATAAAGAAACTGACCCAAGTTTCTCAAATACAATGCACACTTTACACGTTGATGGTATTGTTAATGAGACATTAATGAAAACCATTGAAAGTTATGGGGCGTCTAATATTGATAACATAATCAATCACGAGAATGATTATAACTTTGATTATTTTGCTTGGAGGTCATTATATGAAATGTATCTACTTAAAACACCAAAAGGTGTAACTATTGAAAGACCCCAACATATGTATATGAGGGTAGCTTTATGGGTTACAAAATCATTTGAAGAAGCTATAGAATACTACAAGTCATTATCAAACCAACTTATTTCTCCAGCAACACCAATTATGATTAATTCTGGTACAAAGATACCTCAATTGGCATCTTGTGTATTACATTATAATGATGCGGATTCAAGAGAAGGATTACTTAACACAATGACTGATATTTCTACTTATTCAGCTGATGCCGCAGGTATTGGACTTTGTATGTCTAATATTAGAAGTAAGGAGAGTAGATTATCTACATCAGGTGGTTTTGCTGGTGGATTGTTAAAATATTTAAAGATTGTTAACGAGTCATTAAGATTCTTTAATCAACAAGGTAGAAGACCTGGCTCTGCAGCAATTTATCTTGAACCTTGGCATAAAGACATCATTGATTTATTGGAAATCAAAAAGAACACAGGTGCTGAAGAACTAAGAGCAAGAGATTTATTTACGGCATTATGGATACCTGATAACTTTATGAGAGCCGTAAGAGAAAATGGTGATTGGTATTTATTCTGTCCTAATGACATCAAAAAGGCTGGATTACCCGCATTACAAGATGTTTATGGTGATGAATATGAGAATGTTTATAATGAGGCTATACGTATGGGATTGGGTAAAAAAATTAAAGCTCAAGACGTGTGGACAAAAGTTATTGAATCTCAAATTGAGACTGGTGTTCCATATCTATGTTCAAAAGATAGTGCTAATAAAAAGACAAATCATCAAAACATTGGGGTGATTAAACAATCAAATCTTTGTAATGAAATTTATCAATATACTGATGAAAAAACTACAGCAATCTGCACCCTTTCTTCAATGGTATTAAAGAACTTCGTACACGATGCGCAATTTGATTTTGAGGAACTTTATAACGAAACCAAAAAAGTAGTAAGAGCGTTGAACAAAGTTGTTGATATCAACAATTATTCAACAAGTAAGGGTGAAAAGGGTGGTAGAGAACAAAGAGCAATTGCTATTGGAACTCAAGGTTTAGCTGATGTATTCTATCTAATGGATTATGAGTTTACATCAGATGAGGCTAAAAAGTTAAATAAAGAAATATTTGAAACAATATACTTTGCAGCAATTACTGAGAGCAATAAATTGGCTCACGATGAAGAATACCAAAGGTATGAATATTTCAAAGGTTCACCAATGTCGCAAGGTGTTTTCCAATATGATATGTGGGGATTAACTGAATCTGATTTATCAGGAAGATGGGATTGGAAAGGTTTGAAAGAAAATGTTATGAAGTATGGTATATGTAATTCATTATTTACAGCACAGATGCCAGTTGCGAGTTCTGCTAAGATAACAGGTTCTTATGAAATGACTGAACCAGCACATTCAGCAATCTTTAATAGAAGAGTAGTGGGTGGTGAGATTATGATTGTAAACAAATATCTAATTGCTGACTTTGAGAAACTTGGAATTTGGGGTGAAGATTTGAAAAACGAAATTATTCTAAATGAGGGTTCAATTCAAAATATAAACTTCAACAATTACTTAGATACAGAAGATAAGAAATACAACTTCAAAGTTAAAAGAATTGAACATTTGATGAAGAAGTATAAAACAATATGGGAAATATCACAGAGAGAATTGATTGATATGGCGGCTGATAGAGGCCCTTTTATTGACCAATCACAATCAATGAATATCTATATGGGTAACCCAACTTTATCAAAGATAACATCATCACATTTCCACGCTTGGCAAAAAGGATTGAAAACATTGTGTTATTATGTAAGAACTAAGGCAATATCAACTGGTGCAAAACATTTGGCTGTAGATATATCAAAAATAGATAAACCAAAAGTAACTCCAACATTACCACACGTTGATGTGATTAGTAAACCAATTGATTCACCATTCGATTGTTTCGGTTGTTCATCTTAAAAATTAAGAATCACGACATAATGTCGTGATTTTTTGTTTTGAGGTATTTATAGAAATAATTCAAACATTATATTTATCAATATGGCAGATGGAATAACATACGGAATAAATTTCCCTTTTAGAGATTCATACGAGGGTAATTATTTATCTTTATCACAAACAAGTGATGATGAAATTAGGAGTAATCTAATTCATCTAATATTAACTAGAAAAGGTACAAGATATTATTTACCTGATTTTGGGACACGATTATATGAATATTTATTCGAACCTTTAGATGGGCCAACATTTTCAGATATTGAGTCTGAGATTAGGTCTTCAGTTGAAGAATATTTACCAGGATTAACATTGACAAACATCTCAATTACCCCAGCATCACAAGGTGAGGAAGATAAAGGTTTTTATGTTAATAGTGAGGGAGAAAAAGAATTTAGTGTTACAAATATAGGACAATTAGAACATACCGCAAAAATCAGAATAGATTACACAATAACTGATTCAGCATTTAATTCAAGTGATTTTATAATTATCAATATTTAATTATGGCAAACAAAAAAATATCATATACAACTAGGGATTTTCAACAAATCCGAACTGAGTTAATTAACTTTACAAGAACATATTACCCAGACTTAATTGATAATTTCAATGACGCATCTATATTTTCTGCGTTATTGGATTTAAATGCGGCTATTTCAGACAACTTACAATTTAACATTGACAGAAGTATTCAAGAAACAATCCTCCAATATGCTCAACAAAGGTCATCAATATTTAATATAGCTAGAACATATGGGTTAAAAATACCAGGACAAAGACCATCAGTTGCCTTGGTTGATTTTTCAATAACAGTTCCAGCTTTTGGTGACAAAGAAGATTTAAGATATTGTGGAATATTAAGGAGAGGTGCTCAAATAAATGGTGCTGGCCAAATTTTTGAAACTGTATATGATATTGATTTTTCTTCCCCAGTTGGAGGTGATGGTTTTCCAAATCGTTTAAAAATACCCAATTTTGATTCAAATAACCGATTATTAAATTATACCATTACCAAGAGGGAAACGGTTGTAAATGGTATAACAAAGGTATTCAAACGTGTTGTAACACCAAACGATGTTAAACCATTCTTTGAATTATTTTTACCTGAACGAAATGTATTGGGTGTGACTAGTGTACTATTAAAAGATGGAACACAATATGCAAGTATCCCATCTGAACAAGAATTCCAAGGATTGGAGGGTAGATGGTATGAGGTTAAAGCATTAATTGAGGATAGAGTTTTTATTGAAGACCCAACCAAGGTATCTGATAATCCAGGCATAAAAGTAGGAAGATACTTGCAAACTAACACAAAATTCATTACTGAATATACTCCACAAGGATTTTTAAAAATGACATTTGGTGGTGGAACACAATCAGCCGATGAACAATTGGCCGAATTTGCAAGAAATGGATTTAAATTGAATTTATATAAGTACTCTAATAACTTGGCTTTAGGTAGTACATTAAAGGCTAATACTACTATGTTTATTCAATATAGAGTGGGTGGTGGAACTGGAAGTAATTTAGGTGTTAATGTTATTAATAATATTGGTACAGTTTCATTCGCTGTAAATGGACCATCAACAAGTGTAAATACGAGTGTTATTAATTCATTGTCTTGTAACAATGTAACTGCGGCAATTGGTGGGGCTGGAGCTCCCACAAATGAAGAAATCAGAAACTTGGTGTCATTTAACTTTGCGGCACAAAATAGAGCGGTAACAATTAATGATTACGAATCAACTATTAGAACTATGCCATCACAATTTGGTGCTCCTGCCAAAGTATCTATAACTGAAGAAAATAACAAATTAAAGATTAAAATGTTGTCATATGATGATAGTGGGAGATTAACTGAAATTATATCAAATACATTAAAAAGTAATATTGCAAACTATCTGTCAAATTACAGAATGATAAATGACTACATTTCAATTGAAACCGCAAATGTAATTGATTTGGGATTTAATATTGATGTTGTGTTAGATAATACTCAGAATCAAGGTGCATTTGTAACTCAAGTGATTGATATTGTATCAACTTATATGGATCCAGGTAATAGACAAATGGGTCAAAATGTTAATATATCCGAAATAAGAAGATTAATCCAATCTCAAAATGGTATATTAACTGTATCTGACATTCAAGTATTCAATAAGGTTGGAGGCCAATATTCATCGTCACAAACATCACAAAGATATTTGGATGCGGAGACCAAACAAATTGAATTAATTGATGATACAATATTTGCCGAACCAAGTCAAACATATCAAATTCGTTTTCCTAATAAGGATATTAATGTGAGAGTCAAGAATCTTAAGACCGTTAATTTCACTTGATAATTTATTTATCCCAATTCTTGTTTATCTTTTATTGAAAATAGCAAATAAACTATTTATCTAAAAAAGATAATTAATGTCAAATTCATATAGAATAAGAACCCAAGTTGGGGTAGATAAGTCAATTAATGTACATTTAGAACAAGATTTTGAGTTTTTGGAAATACTTTCCATTAAGATTTTGGAGAGTGATATTTACACAAGACAATGTTCAGATTACGGTGTTGTAATCGGTAGGATTAGTATTAATAATGGATTCGGTGTACCAAATTGTAAGGTTTCTATCTTTGTTCCATTATCAAGTATTGATGCAAATAATCCAATTATATCTGATTTATATCCTTATAGTTCAGTATCAGATTTAAATGACCTTGGTTATAGATATAACCTTTTACCTTATGTAAGGTCATACTCAAACCACGTTCCAACAGGTTCTTTTTTTGACAAAGAGGATGTATTATTGAATCAAAGTTACATTGAGGTATTTGACAAGTATTATAGATATACCGCAGTGACAAATGAAAGTGGTGACTTTATGATATTTGGTGTTCCACTTGGAACTCAAACAATCCATGTTGATATTGATTTATCAGATATTGGTGAATTTTCACTAGCACCACAAGATTTAATCAGAACTGGTTTGGCAACTGAGACTCAAGTTTCAGGTACAAAATTCAAATCTTCAAGTAATCTCAATGAATTACCTCAAATAATATCTATCAATAGAATAATAACAGTTGAACCATTATGGGGTCAACCAGATGTTTGTAATATTGGAATTAATAGAACTGATTTTGACTTATCGGCTGAGACTAATGTAGTGATTCAACCTGCAGCAATTTTTATGGGGTCAATGTTTTCCGATGTTGATAACTTGGCACTAAAAAGTGGTTGTAAACCAAAATTTGCACAAGGTGAATTATGTAGTTTAGTTGCAGGTCCTGGTGAAATATTAGCAATAAGACAAACAATATTTAACGATGATACTGGTAAACCAGTTTTGGAACAGTACGAACTTGAAAGTGGTGGACAAGTTATTGACGATAATGGTACTTGGTTAGTGGATTTACCAATGAATTTGGATTATGTCACAACAAATGAATTCGGTGAAAGAGTGTTATCAAACAACCCTACTATTGGTATCCCAACAAGAGGGAAATATAGATTTAAAATTAAGTGGAATCAATCACCAAGTTTGGATGAGAATGTAAAAAGAGCTTACTTTTTAGTTCCAAATATTAGAGAATATGTGGGGTCGGGAGCATTTATTGACCCAATATTACAAAAAAAATCTTATGCTTTT